ACCTGTGCCTGGTGTAGCAGCACCAACTAATGGCGTATTATCTTGCTGATGCATTTGGTCATAGTTTGGCAATGCACTTATCGATGTTGAACCCATTGAGTTTGTTGGCTGATTCATTGATACTTGATTCATTGCTACTTGATTCTGAGAAATTGGCTGACTTACCTTAACATTTCCGCTTCCATTTCCTTTATGTTTACCATTTCTATCTTTTGGACCTTCCCATAATTCCATTAATCTGTCAACAAGTATTGACACTTTTTCACCCAATTTGGTTTGAAGACTTAAAATAATTACCAACATTGCTAAAATTATATTGGTTACACTAAAATCAGCATATTTGTCACCACTGTAGGTAGGCACATAAGTCACCATTCTATGAATAAAAAACATCACTATAAACATAATTATTATTTGTCCTAAAACTTCAGCACTAAGCTCTAAGGAACTTTTATCTTCATCTGCTTCTGGGACAAAACGCTGCATTAATTTGTTAAGCATAACCACAGGGATTAATGCTAAAACAGCATATTGTACTATATTTAACATCTCTGATTTTGAATCATCATCGAAATTAAATACATGTTTTATAAATCCACCTTTTCCAGAATTTGCTGATAATTCATCAAGACTTTCCATACTATAGGTTATAATGAGAATAAAAGTTCATTTTATTATAACAAAAACCAAATAATAACTTACAAATTATCAAAAAATTGAAACAATTTGATGCTTAACTATTTTATTATAAATCACAAATATGTTTAAACCAATTTTTAAGATAAAGAATAAAAATAATCTATGCTGGTACAATATATTCAGAAATCCAAATGCTATATATATTATTGAGACGTATATTCATTCAAAACAAGCAACACCTGACAATCTTGCTGCTCTTTCACAAAATCCTGAAGCTATACATCTTCTTTTAAATAATGAAAGTGTAATTCATTGGCATTATATATGTTCAAATAAAAGTCCAGATTTAATGAAATTAATAAACAAGCATATTGATAAGTTTAATAAAATTCCATACGATAAGTCGACCAGTAATATGAAACTGATTTCATCAAATCATTGTGCTATGCCTTTTCTAAAAAATCACTTTGATAGAATATATTGGCCTTCATTTTCAGAGAATGAATGTGACGAAGCAATAGAGATATTAAAACAACATCCTGAAAAAATACACTGGGTGAATTTATCATTGAATAAATGTGCCATATCTTTACTTGAATCAAATATAGATAAAGTATATTGGAGTGGACTATCTAGAAATCCGAACGCACTCGATATATTAGATAAATATCCTGACCAGATAGACTGGACCAATTTAATTATATTTAACAATAATCATGATAAATGTAAACTTATAAAAAAATACATAACCAATGAATCATATAGAAATTCAATTATACCTTTAATAAAGTATTACAACACGATGGATCATGATTATTTATTTCCAATAGAATTACTTGATATGATTCAATTTGCTAATTTAAATGACAGTGATTATTGGTATTTTGTAAGCGCAATAAATGACAAGAGAATTCTGCCTATGCTAGAGGAAAACGTTGATAAATTGAATCATCACAGAATATCTTTGAATCCATGTGCAATTCCTTTGCTTGAAAAATATCCTCACTTAATGGTTTGGGGACAGTTGGGATATAAATATAATCCAGAATCTCTTAGATTTATTGCAACGTTAGATATAAAAAGAATGATTCAACAGTGTAAAAAATTTGCCAGTGAATTAATGGCATATGTATTTCACCCAATGCGTATTGAAAGAATCGCAAGCTCATATGGTCTGGATTTAGAAGAATATTTAGAACAGATATAGGACCGGAATTTAGCCTAATTAGGCGACTTTTAGTTGGCGGAGATGATTTAAAAGAATTGGATACTATTTGTAAGATGGTTTAATTATATGTTTAAACTTTTTTATACAAAATGACAGAGCTTATTGGGATATATTAGTTCTCAACCCAAACCCAAACTGAAAATGAAAATGAATATTAGCTAGAAGAAGATAAAACATATACTATTTAATAATTTATAACAATATAAAGCGTTTTTTACTTTATTGTATATGGCTAAGGCATATATTTATTCTTCTGTTTTCGAACAATTTTACTACCGTGATGTCTATTCTAACTATGAATATGATGTTTACTATCCAGACACAAAGGAGCGAGTTATTTTATCATATAGTGAATTCATGATTTCTTTCCCTCCTCCACCGCCAAATTCAATGTATGGTGTTGCTCTTGGACATTTAGGAATGCTACCAATAATTAGATTTGGAGACAGGTCTAAATGGAACCATTTTTTATTGACAAATAACGTGGGTGAACCAATTAACAAATTAAACTACACAATTCGTAGTTTACAACTGTTACAAGATACGACGTATAACACCACAGGGTGGCCTGCTGCTTACTGTAATCGTGAATTCGTTTTAATACCTATACCATATAATAACAAATCAACGGGACCATCAGAACCTATAAAGAATAATTCGCCAAAACCTATAATATATTATCCAAAAAATAATATGCTTTCATCTTACGAAATAGAATTATTAAATGCAAAAGAAAAAATACCTGATTATGTTGACAATACTAAGGTTTCAACAAAAATATTTTCAAATATAGCTAAATATTCACATGAAGAATATCAATATATTAACCTTCTTGAAAACATACTAACAAATGGAACTTGGGAAGAAGGGCGAAATGGTAGAACTCAAAGTATTTTTGGAGCCTCAATGCGTTTTTCTTTGAAAGATGGTAAGATTCCTATTCTCACAACTAAACAAACCGCATGGTTAACATGTTTAAAAGAATTATTATGGTTTATTCGTGGTGATACTGATAATAAAAATTTGACCAACCAAAAGGTTCACATTTGGGATGGCAATTCAACAAGAGAATTTTTAGATTCAAGAGGACTACATTATGCTGAAGGAATATTAGGACCAATATATGGATATCAATGGAGGAATTATAATGCGCCTTATGATCACAATAAAGTCTTTCTTGAACGCAACAACAATGTGAAAGATCCGCATATCGAGCAAGAACAAGAAGAACAAGTGAAAGAAAAACATGACCAACTTCAACAAATCATAGATGCACTTAAGGATCCAAATCAAAGAACCAATCGTCGTCTAATTATGACTGCTTGGAATCCGTGTCAATTAGACGAAATGGCCTTGCCACCTTGTCATGTATTATGTCAGTTCAATGTTCATGATGGAAATAAGTTAAGCTGTGCTATGTATCAACGCTCGTGTGATTTTTTCTTAGGAGTACCCTTTAATATTGCCTCTTATTCAATTCTTACGCATTTAATTGCGAAACACTGTGGGTTGGAAGCTTATGAATTTGTTCATTTTATGGGAAATTGTCATCTATATGAAAATGCTATTGATGCCGCAAAATTACAGATAACTAGAGAACCATATGATTTTCCAATTATTTCAATAAATTGTGTAAAAGATAATATAAATGATTACAATGTTAAAGACTTCGAAATAAATAATTATAAACATCATCCACAAATTAAGGTAGATATGGTTGCTTAGGTTTGTTTTCTACCGAGATTGGATATTCTTGTTCTGAATATAATTGTATAGAAGAAGTAACTTATTTGTTATCTTATAAAAAATTGATTAATTTTATATTATACTTGATGAGATTATAATATAAATAACAATGATGTTTTTGGATAAAATAAGACAATGTTTATGCTTAGACGCTGATGATTGCGATAGCGTTTCAAATAATTTATGTGTAAGTGATTTTAGTAAAAAAGTATTTATATTTGACGATGAATATTTAAATACGAAAAGCAGTTATGTGATTGTTATGCTTTTTGAATTCGATCGAGAGCCACAATTTATACTTGACAGCATAGCAATAGACAACAAACAAGATATGATCAAAATAGCATCACTATATTCCATTGCTTATATCACCTATCGGATGTCAACTGGACAAATAGGACTAATTAATGTTAAAGAACAATATCGAAACAAAGGATTGGGAAAGGACATGCTAAAAATGGCTATAAATAAACTATTACAAACAAACACATATGTATGGGCTGTTTCTAATAAAAACAATCCATTTTGGGAAAACGTGTTTTCCAAGTCTTTCAGATACACCTATAGGCCTCATACATCGGCTACATGTAGTGGTTATAATTTAGACGTTGATAAATGGAGAAAGATTACGAATAATTATTAAGGCCATACAATAATCATTGTCCATAAAAGAAATGTACAAAATTTTGTTGTTTTTTCTTCAGATCCTTTTCCACAGATAGCTAGCGTTGGAAGATATATAGGCCACAATAAAGAAGCAACATAGTTGCATGCAATGGTGTCAATAGATGGTATATTTGAAACACCACATTCTATCATAGAATAAATGGTTGCGGTTGAAAAGGTAACAATTACACCTCTGGTATAATTCTTTATAACTGGAATAAACATATTATATGTTATGATATCATATCACACATTCTTTAAACTAGTTTGCTATACTATATGAGATATCATTTAGGGGGAATTATATTCCCTTAACTAGATATCCATTATGTACAAATGTTTATGTTGCGACCCAGCAGAAATTCTGCCAACCTTAACAATGGATTTTATGAACATTTTGTTTTTTTTAAACTTTAAACGGTTTATCTTTAACATTTATTATCCACATAAAGAAAAAATACAATATATTTATATGGACTTGTATAATAGGTTGATATCGGAGTACATTAAGGCATTACATAGCGAATACAATAATGAAAGAATGTGTCATGTTACTTCCGATTATGACCTTATTCGGTTTACGCCTGTTGTTAGTTGTAATTGTGGAAAAATGGTTGAAGTGAATCTTGATATTAGCGAATATGAATTTTGTATTTGTGGTGAATCTGTATTTTTTGAGTACAGTAAACCTGATCATGATAAAATAATGATTGAAACCGGTATTCAAACTAACAACTATGGTAGTTGGGATAAAGCTTATTATTTTTCTGGAAAAACGGATGAGCATTACATTATTTTATTTTTTGCTATTTACCATGATC